CCACGGCGGCGATGGCGATCACGATCCACGTGATCGGGCTCGCGAACAGCGAGGCGTTCCAGAGCCACTGTGCCGCGGTGATCAACCCGATGATGCCGACCACCGCAGTGATCAGGGGGGTGATCATCTGGAGGTTGTCCGCCCACTTCTGCAGCTCGGGCGGGTGCGCCTCCTTCACGGCGTCGTTCAGGTCGAGCTGCGCCGTGCGGGCGTCGAGGCTGGCCTGCGTGGCGTCGCGGTTCGCCTGCTTGCCGTCCTCCATCGCCTGATTGATGTCGGTCTGCGCCTGCTCGCCGTCGAGGTTGGCCTGCGCCAGATCGGCCTGAGCCTGGCGCAGGTCGAGGGCCGCCTGCTTCGCCTCGGCGCTGTTGGCGCCGTGCTCCTTGACCGCGGCGTTGTAGTCGCCCTGCGCGGTGGTCGCGTCGAGCGCAGCCTGCTGCGCGTCGATCAGCGCCTGCTCGACGTCGATGCCACCCTGCCGCGCGTCGAGGAAACTCTGCGTCAGGTCGAGCTGCGCCTGCCGCAGATCCCCGTACGCCTGGTCGAGGTCGGCGGCGGCCTGCTCGACGTCGAGCAGCTTGCGCTTCTGCTCGGCGGCGCGGTTCGACGAGAGGTTCATCAGATCGTTGACGGCGGTCAGGCTGCCGCCGATGCTGTCGAGCGCGTCCGTGGCGCCGGACACAGCGCCGCCGAGGTGACCGAGCTTCGTGGTGAAGTCGGTGCTGTCGCTGGTCGCCGACGCCATCTCCGCGGCCGACTCGGTGACCGCGGCGGACACCTCGTCGAGCGCCTGCGTGGACTGCTGCGCGGCGCGGCGCAGGGAGTCGGCGTCGCCGGCGAACGTGAGCGTGGTCGAGTTGGCCATCAGTCGACGTCCAGTCCAGCACCCGTGGCCAGCTCGACCAGCGAGCGGCGCAGGGCGCCCTCGAACTTCTCACGCTGACGGCGCAGGCCCGGGTACAAGTACCGGCCCTCCTTGTAGAAGCGCCGGACCACGCTCTTGTTCCGGCCGGTCCTACCGCCGAAATCCAACCAGGGGTAGTACGGCGCCTTAGGGCCGCCGACTCGGATGCGGACGGCGGTGCGCGACGACGCGACCCTGAGGCTGGCCGCGGCCTTGCCGGTGCGCCGCGGGATATCCGGCTTCACCTCGTCGATGAGCAGCTGCGCGGCGTCGTTGAGCGCGAGGCGCAGAGCCTTGGGCGCGTCCTGGTCGAGGCGTCGGAGCGCACGGTTCAGGTCCTTGAGACCTTCCACCTCGACCGCGAACCCGCTCATGCCCTCACCTCTGCCTCGCCTTGGCCTGCTCGATCTGTGCCCGTTGCGCTTTGCGCCCGTAGTAGACCGACCAGTCCATGTATTCCTGGTTGTCCATGGATCGGATTTCGGCCACCGTCTTGCCGAGCTTCTCCGCCAGAAAGTGGTCGAACTCAAGACTCGGGTCGTTCTCCATCGCTAGGTACGTCGCTTTTCTGCGCGCCCTGCCTGATGCCCGACAGCTCGTTGATCTTGCGCAGGACGGGCTGACACTCCATCGCCGCGCTGCCCGTCTGCCAGTCCGCGATGTCCGCCTCGGTCATCTGTGGGGCGAGCATGCAGGACGAGAGCACGTACTGTTCCAGCGCGAGCTGACCCTTGGTCTCGTTGAGCTTGTTGCTGTGCATGACCTCGCCACGGTTCATGGCACGCACGCGCACCCAGCCGATGCTGGGCACCTCAACGTCGTCCTCCGGCAGGCCGACAGGCCCGGCCCCGCCGCGGGTCAGCGTCTCCTTGGTCGCGTACTCCACAGTGGATACTCCTGATCAGTCGAGGGGGTACATCTTGTAGGTGACCGTGGTGGTCACCGAGTGCGTAATCGTCACGAGGCCGGTCGTTGGATCAGCCATCGACGGAACGATCTTGAAGATCTTGGAGGTGGCGTTCGTGACGCTCGGCGCGAGCGCCGAGGCGGCCGCGCCCGATGACGTCAGCGAGGCGTCCGAGATCGTCATCGAGTCCGAGGAAGCGTTGCCGTTGATGATCTCCAGGTACACGCCGCGGGTACCGAGCACGGTCCGGGCGATCGTGTCGGAAGAGGCGACCGCGGCGCCGGAGGTCGAGACGACGCCGGCGCGGGTCGGCCCGCCGGTGGGCGTGAGGACAAGCGCGCTCATGAGTCAGGCTCCCTTACTGCGGCGTGCTGTTGATGGTGTCGCTGTACTCCAGCGCGAGGGTCCAGCGGACCATGCCGCCGACCGGGGCCGTCTCGACGTACTCGCCGACGACGACGTTGACGAGGTCCTGCGGCTTGCCCGATCCGGTGCCCTCCGGCCGCCGGATGTAGGGCACCGTCTGGCTGACGATCGGGTTGATCAGTGCACGCGGCCCGGACGAGGTGGACGTGTCGTACAGCCCGCCGATCGAACCGTTGCCGTCGAGCAGGGTGCCCTCCTTGACGTGGGCGTCCTTGCCGTATGTGGTGATGTCCTCGATGTCCGGCTTCTTGTGGTGCTCGTTGCTGTCGCAGAACGTCGAGAGGTCCGTGCCGGCGAGCAGCACGACCATCAATTTGCCCTTGGCCGTAGACACTGGGTGTTGCCTCCTTACGCTGTGCCGGGACCGGCGATGTCGAGACTGAAGACGGCGGCGAGCTGGTCGACGCCGCCGATGCTGTAGACGTCGAACTCGACGCTCGCCACGCGCACGCCGTCGCACGACTCGTAGTCCTCGCCGTCGACCAGGGCCTTGATGCTCTCGGGGCCGTCGCCCGCCACGTAGCCGGCTATCCGGTCGCGCGACGACTCATCCGTGGGCCGGCCGACCACAACGACCAGGGAGCCCGTCATCGTGTCCACGCCGCGCCCGTAGGTCAGATCAAAGGTGTAGTCGGACGGGTAGCCGACGATTGCCGCCGGGCCCATGACGCTCGCGATCGGCCAGGCGTACGTGCGGCCGGCCAGCGACGGCGCCACGCGCACCCGCTCGGCCACCTCGTCCATGACGTCGGCCAGGTTCATGCGGCCCACCACTCCCGCCAATAGAACTTCAGCGACACAGCCACGTCCGGGTCGGCCTTAGCAAGGAGCCGCAGCTCACTGCCCTGTTGCGGCGACCCGGCCACCCCGTACGGCGAATCGCGCCGGGCAGCGAACCGCGACGCCTGTAGCGAGGTGGCGAGCTCCACCGCCGTCGGTGTCGTCAGCCACCCCCAGGGCGCCGTCAGGTCCAGCTCGCCGTCATCGTTGGTCGGGTCGGTGCCGAACGAGATGTGCGTCCACGCCAGACCATCCGCGACCGCGTTACGCGGCTCGAGGCGGTAGTCGTCGTTCGGGACGACCAGGCCGACGATGGTCTGCAGGTCGTCGATAGCGGCCCGCCACCGGCATGTCCGCCTCGAGTACTCCACGCGGTAGAAGCGCTGCTCGGGTGTGTCGACCTTGCCGAACTGGCGGCCAGCGCACTCGTCGATGGCACGGGAGGCGCCCGGGATGGCCATGGTCAGCTCAGCGTCGTCAACGTCGTTGCCCACCCTGACGTAATGCTTCAGCTCGGTAAGCGTCACGTAGTCCGGTCGCCAGGCCATCTCCGGTCACCTCCTTCCTGTTGCTCGGTCTGCGCGGTGGGATTTGAACCCACGAGGGCCGGCGCTACCCAGCCCATTCACAGCGGCTCTACGCTGCTATCCCGTTCTGGCCTCTACTGCTCCGGGCACGGCGCAGGGGTCTTACAGGTTGCTCGGGATGGCGTAGACCGAGCAGTGTGTGACGAACGTGTCGGTAGCGCCGCCGGACGTCACCCGCACCCGCAGCCACGGACGGCCCGGCTGAACCTGCACCGCGATCGCCGATGCGTCGTCGCTGGTACCGGCGGCGAGCGCGCCCGCGACCGCGGAGGTGACCGCCGTGGCGGGAGTACCGATGCTGCTCGAGCTGTCGGGCGCGTCCTGGATGACCCACGTCAGGCTGTCGGTGGTGCCGCCCGTCGATGCGGTGAGCACGACGAGGATGCGGTCGCCGGGACGGTAGTTGGCCAGCGCGGCCAGGTTGATGTCGTCCGGCGTGCCGAAGTCGAAGCTGGTTGTCGTCGCCGTGGAGATGGTGACCTTGGACGAGGCGAGCTTCTTGGCCCCTGCCAGGTCCCACTTGTGCGTGCTGCTCATCGACAGTCCCCTATCAGGTGTTGTTCCGCATGACGACGTACGCGGAGCGGTTCTGGATGCGACCGTCGGCCCGCTCCCATCCGGTGAACTCGGTCTGCCGCTGGGAGGCCCGCGACCACGGGTTGACCACGATGGCCAGGTTCGCCACCCGGCGGATCACGTACGCCTCGCGCAGGTCGCCGAGCACGATCGGGAGAGTGATGCCCGCCGATGACAGCGTCGGCATCGCCTGGTCGATGACCACCGGGTAGCCGAGCAGGGTCTTCGGCACCCGGGCGCCCATCCCGGAGACGGCCTCCTCCTGGATGAGCGGCCGGCCGGCGGTGTCGACGATCCCCCGGATCTGTGACCAGGTGTTCTTCTTCATGACCCACTTGGCGTTCTGCTCGTACTCCGGGTCGAGCGCGTCCTCCAGGTCGAGGAGGTCGTCATAGTCGACGGCGTCGGCCGTGTCGAGGTCGTTGTCCGCGGTCAGTGTCGCCACGACGAGGCCCTGCGGCTGGCCCACGCCGATGCCGGTGCACCAGTGGGCCGCCTGCGCCCGCGCGATCCGGGTCCCGATCGCGCGGGTCAGCATGCCCACGATGTCGAACGCCGCATCCTGCAGCAGCGCCCATGACACCCGGATCGGGGTGCCCGACGGGCCATGGCTGGTGTATTCGTACGCGCCGACGTTGACCGAGCCGAACGACAGGTCCGCGCCACCCGTCGGGGCGCTGCCCTCACCTGCGATCTCACCGGTGTTGGCGGTGTCGTCGAACGTCGGGAACTCGACCGGCGCGCCGTCGCCTGTGTCGAACTTGTCGACCTCGGCCGCCAACCCGCCGTACGCCTTCATCACCTCGACGATCTTCTTCTGCATGGTCGTCGGCACCAGGTAGCCGCCGCCGGCCGACGTGCCCGTGCCCTGGTCGTTACGAACCGTCAGGTCGCTGATGTCGGCATTGGGCTTGCCGGTCCGCAGGTAGTCGACGAACGCGGCGTCGATGGTGTCCTCGGGCTTCGGCCGGCCGTTGCCGGTCCGCGGGACGGCGCCGGCGGGCGCGTTGTACGCGGTGTGGCGGGCGCGGATGGCTTCGTCGCGGCGGGCCTTGACCAGCTCGGCCTCGAGCGCCTCGTACCGCGTCGCCTCTTCGTCGGTGAGGTTGCGCCCGGCGGACGCGTCCATCACCGCGGTCATGTCGTTGAGGATGTCCTCGATCGGTCGCATTGCGGTTACCCCTTCAGGGCTAGGGCCAGTCGGGCACGAGCCCGGATGGTGGCGGTACGCCGGTCCTCGGGCGCGTCGCCCTTGGCCTTGCTGTCCTCGGCGGGCTGGTCCTCTTCCGCCGGGACGTCTTCCTCGTCGGGCGTGCGTGCGGCGGCTCGGTCGTTGGCCACCTCGTCCGCTAGGCCGACCTCAACGGCGCGGGCCGCGGAGAACCAGGTCTCGGCGTCCATGTACGCGGTCCACTCGGCCGCGTCGGTGCCGGACCGGTCTGCGTACATCTGCGCGATCGTGGTGTCCATCTCCTCGAGCAGGTCACCCAACTCGTGCGCCTCGTGCTTGTCCACGCCCCACCCGACTCCGCGAGCGTTGTGGATCATCATTTTGGCGGGCTTCTGTACCCGGACTTTGCCTCCGGCCATAGCGACGAAGCTGGCCGCGCTGGCCGCGATACCGTCGACCATCACCTCCACGTCGCTCGGGTGGTCGAGCAACAGGCCGTGCATGGCAATGCCGTCGAAGACATCGCCACCGCCGGAGTTGATGTGCAGGTCGATCCCGTTGGGGCCGATCGTGTCCAGCGTGCGCGCGAGATCTCCGGCGCTCACCGACTCGTCATCCCAGTAGGACAAACCGATGGCGCCGTACAGGCGAACCACGGTGCGGCCGGTCGTCGGCGCGTTGCGGATCGGCAGCAGCTGGGCGGCCCGTGGTCGTGGCAGCGCACCGAACGTCCGCCGCAGCGCCTTGTCGCGCAGGTCCCGCCCGCGGTCGGCGAGCGCCACGAGGTTACGAATGTCAGGCCGCATCGGCTGGCACCTTCTCTGCTGCAGGGTCGGTGGCCGCCTGCTCGGCGGGCGTCGGCCCGGCCGGCAGCGGCGGCAGGTTCCGGATGGCGCGCGCCTCGTTGATGGTCAGGATGCCGGCGGCGACCTGCGCGATCAGGAGGTTGATCTCGGTGTCCGGCGTCGGCCGTTCGAGGCCGGCGAAGTCGAACTCAACGAAGCGGGGGTTAGGCAACAACCGGGAGAGGCGCTGCTCGAGGCGGGTCGCCCATGGCGCGAGCACGGTACGGGCAAGGCCACGCTGCTGCGTCTCGATGCCGGTGCCCCATGAGGTCTGCTTGTCCATCTGCATCAGCTCGGTCGGCGGCACGCCGAACCAGCGGGCGATCTCCTCGATGGAGAACTGCCGGGACTGGAGGAACTGCGCGTCCTCGGCGGACATCTCCATCTTCTGGAACTTGAGCTTGCGGTTGAGCACGGCCACGGTGCCCGCGTTCTCATTGCCGCTCAGCGCGCCGTTGATCTCGTCCTTGATGCGCTGCGCGTCGGACCAGTCGGGGTCGTCCTCGTCCGGCGTCACGATGCCGGCCACGGTGAGCCCGGTGCTGAACATCTTGGCCGCCGCACGGTCGCCGGCGATGGCGGTGCCGAGGCTGTTCCGCGCAACGGTGATCACGGACAGGCCGCGTACGCCGTCGAGGCTGAGGCCGAGGACGTGCGTCATGGTGCTACCGTCGAAGCGCTGGCGGGTCCCGTCGATGAGCGTCGCCCAGAACCACTTGCCGCCCTTGGGCTGTTCCTCGTCGTCCGGGTACGGCAGCTCGATGGTGACGCACAGGGGGTGCAGCGGGACCAGGGCAATGAGCTGGCCCGCGCCGCCGAAGACGTGCGCGAGGAACGCGTTGCCGTGCAGCAGCAGGTGGGCGAACACGGTCTCGCGCCACTCGAACGGCGTCGGTCCGTCTGGCCCGCCCGGGTTGTCGAGCCAGCTACTGATCCGCTGGCGCATGCCGTCGCCGGTGTCGCGCAGCGTCCGCATGGGCAGCATGGCCAGGGTGCCGGAGATCAGGTTGACGGCGCGCCACACGGCGGAGATGCCGAGCGCGGACCCCTCCCCCACGTCGACGCCGGACAGGTTCGGCACCCCGTAGTGGAACAGCTCAGCCAGCCGCGGATCGCTGATGGAGATCAGGCTGGCCCGGAACGTGGACAGCGTCTTGCGCGCCCAGGTCCCGAGCCGCTGCCACATAATGCGGAGGGTACCTCAACATCCGCTAGCCGACCATGAGGTAACCGCCGTATCTTGTGCCGATGGGCAAGATGCTGACCGCCGTACGAGCGGCACTGCGCGGGCGGACGACAAAGGACCCGTGCGACGCCGCCGCCGAGCGCCTCGCCCTGGGCTACGCCGAGCTCATCGACAGCGCCGCGCCGGCCGCGAAATACCGCAAGGCCCTCGCCGTCATCAGCCGCGCGATCGCCGGCACGGGCTACGAGGAGGACGACCCGTTCGAGGCGTTCGAGACGGTGAGCACCGCCCTCGCTGAACACTCCGTCGCCAGCGACCTCGGCCCCAAACTGCTGGTCACGCTGACCAGCCTCGGCTTGACCACCGCTGCGCGCGGCGAGAAGACGGGCGGGGGGAAGCGTGAGCAGCCAGCCAACCCTGTCGATCGGATCAAGCAGCAACGCGAGCAGCGAGAGCAGCGCCGAGCAGCGCCCGCTCGGTAGCACCCTCCCGCGGCTGATGACGCCGCCGCTCGTCACCGGCCCACCCGGCGGCTGCCCGTGCGGATGCGCACTCACCCCCGCGACCAGCTACGGCTTCGACGTCATCGACTTCGCCCGGAACGTGCTGCTCACACCCTTCGACCCCTGGCAGGAACTCGGCGCCATCCACATCGGCGAGCTGCTGCCCGACGGCCGGCCGCGGTTCCGGCAGATCCTCGTGCTGGTCGCCCGGCAGAACGGCAAGAGCCTGCTGGCCAAGACGCTCGCGCTGTACTGGATGTTCATCGAGGAGATCCCGTACACGCTGTACACCAGCACCAACCGGATCTACGCCAAGAAGGCATACACCCAGATCACCAAACTCGCGCTGAACAACGAATACCTGTCGCCGATGTGTCCGCCCGACGCGATCCGCAAGACCATCGGCGAGGAGAGTTTCCACAACCGCGCCGACGCCGCGCTGTCGTTCGCCGCCAACAACGGACAGGCCGGCAGGTCCGACACCGTGCGCCGGTGGATCTGCGACGAGGTCCGCGAGCACCGCAACCGCGACTGCTACGACGCGGTCGACGGCGCGATGAACGCGGTCGACGAGGCCCAAACCCTGTTCATCAGCAACCAGGGCGACGACGAGGCCATCATCCTCGACGAGCTGCGCAACCCCGCAATCGAGTTCATCGAGACCGGCGCCGGCGACCCACGGATCGGCCTGCTCGAGTGGAGCTCCCCCGACGGCGCCAACGCCGACGACCTGGTCGCGCTCGGCATGGCCAACCCGAACATGAACCGAACCGGCCACGGCCCAAGCTCCGACGTGCTGCTGGCAAAGGGCATCCGGGCTCAGCGCGCCGGCGGCACGCAGCTGTCGGGATTCACCACCGAGGTCATGTGCCGCCGCGTCAACCTGCTCAACCCCGCCATCGAACCGACGCTGTGGGATGCCGCCGGCAAGCACCCGGCGATCGACCTGGCACTGCACCGGGACAAGGTCGCGCTCTGCCTCGACGTCTCACTGTCCGGCGACCGCGCCGACCTCATCGCCGCCGCCGACATCGACGGCATCATCCACCTCGACGTCGTCCGCGCCTGGTCCGGCCCCTACTGCACGCAGGAACTGCGCCGCGAACTCCCCGACGTCGTCGCCCAGGTCGCGCCGCGGGCCATCGGCTGGTTCCCCGACGGACCCGCCGCAGTCGTCGCCGCCGACCTGCTCGCCAACAAGCGGGCCGGGACTCGCTGGCCACCCCGCCGGGTGAAGCTCGTGCCGCTCACCACCGAGGCACCGACCGCCGCCATGTCGTTCGCCGAGCTGGTCAAGGTCGGCGAGGTCCACCACACCAACGACCCGGCCCTCAACGCCCAGGTCGGCAACGCCCAACGCCTCCCGGTCGGCCAGCGATGGACGTTCGGCCGCCGCGGCGCCGGCCCAGTCAGCGGCTGCTACGCCGCAGCGGGCGCCACGTGGCTGGCCCGCACCCTCCCGCCACCACCACCGCCCCTGTCGTCGGCCTGAGCACTACACAGCGTGAGCCGTGCAGGGTGCCACGCGGGGTCATCACCCTCCGCTACAGGACTCACGGTGACCACCGCCGGAAACCGCGCCACTCAATAGTGCTTCTGACCTGCGGTTTTACGGCTGATTACTGTGCGTTTTTCGTTGATCTTCACCCTGCGTCGCCCCGGGAGCCGCGCGAAAAATGGCCAGATCGGCGGGTGTTGGGGGGCCCAGCCCCCTGAACTTTTGGTGACGCTGGGTAATTCTCACGCTGAGTAATTCTGACGGCTTACGCCGACCACCCGGCCTGGAAGTCGGGGTGGTCGGCGTACGGCAGGGCGAGCAGGCGAAGCAGGTCGTCCCAGACCCCACCGGTCGATGGCTGGATCGCGCCTCGAACGGCATTGCCACGGTGCTCGAACTGGAACACCAACCGCCGCTTGGCCTCGACCTCGCGGAGCACGCGGGCGGGGTCGTGGCGGGCGATGTGCTGGGCGTTGGCCCGGAACTCCGGCGTGTTCGACACCTGGCCAGCGATGACGCACGTGCCGATGGTGTCGATGCCGAAGCCCTCAGGCTTGACGTACACCCGATTGTCGCGGGCGCCGAACGTCGGACCGACCACCCACACACCGTAGGTGGCAGCCCGTGCCATCTGCTCGTCCTCGTCGAGGCGGGCGCTGATGAAGGCAATGAGGTCGCGGATCACGGTGTCCATCGTGGCATCCTCCTGGTCACCAGCGTGAGACTGGCTTGGGGTCGGGGGTGGCGGCGCCGGGCTTGCCCACGTGGAGGTTGCAGGGCTGGCACGTGGCGACCAGGTAGCGCTCCTCGTCGCCGTGCGCCTTGCCCTTGCTGTGGTGCACCTCGGTCGCTGTGCCCGTGCACACG